GCTGCCTGACAAGGCTTGCATCGGCTATCGTATTTGCCGGGACGATCTTTTCTTGGTGTGAACAACTCTAACATCTTAATTTCTTTGCAGCTGGAACACTGTTTGGTTTGACTTAGCTCAGAGTACATTTCCACCTTCTATTGCTAGTTCAGGTGCCGGAGACTCGTGGGGATATTATATTCTGTTGCCAGTTTCAATCCCTACTCGTTACGGTGGCAAAGGCCTGTTATTTCCTTTGCTTACCTCGGTATTAGCATCTCAGCCTTCACCGATTTTCCCCAGTATTTGCTGTTATGTTTCCATAACAGGGGGCAATTACTTACCGCCGAAATCAGTCTTTTTAGGGACCAAAGCGAGGAACGGATTGTCAGCATAAACTAGGTTTTCTACTACCTGGCCATCGTATAGCTCTTTTAGAGCGGCATTCATGGCTGTAAGGTTTAAATAAGGTCCTACTGTTGGCATCGTAATGCTCCCTTTTTAGTTAATTAAAGATCAAGTGCAGCAAGTGCGCGCGACATTCTATCGTTTTCAACCTTTGGTGAGACGAGAGACGGCGTACTACTTGTATAGTTTTGGTTGCTAAGTGTGCGTCTCGGCGCGGAGGGATCTTTGTTCGCAATTGGTTGTTCAGCTGGCTTTTGAAAGCGTTGCCCTAGTTTTTTCGTTTGAAGCGACTTTTCAACCTGCTTTTCAAGATACTTTTCAACTAGATCGCAGGCTTCAGGAATACTCAGGACTTTATTTGTCTTTTCAAAATAAGCTTCAACAGTATCGTATACTAAGTCACTCGAATCATACAAGTTTGTCAGTTCATACTCATCTTTTTTAGAACTAATGAAATTGCTAATCTCGTTTTTAAACTCCGAGATGACGGCAACTTCGCGTTCGGCTGCTTGCCTTTTAGCAGCTTCCTCCCTTTCCTCGGCGTCACGTTGGCGAGCACTTTCCACTTCGCTGATCTTGTCCTGCAGTGCCTTGATTTGGCTCTCAGTGCTGACCGTATTGTTATTCAAAATGAAGTCGGTCAATTCTTTATAGCTAAGCCCAGCATCCTCAAGAGCAGCCAGCGGGTTTGAGCGGTAGCTAGCCTTTCTGCCTTTCACTTGGTCAATCTCGGCGCGTAGCTTTTCGACTTCGCTGCGCTGACTGGCCAAGGCTTCCATTTGCGCCTTTAGCTCATGCCGTTGGCGGACAATGGCAGCTTCCTTCTTGGCAAGGAAGGCAAACCGGTTAGAGCCCTCGGCCGGTTTTGGCTGCGGCGCCGCTGCCTCTTGGCCTTCAATTAATTCGGATTCTACCGTCGCGGCGGATTCTGGAGCGTTCTCAATTTCCATTTTAACCCCTTGATATAATTGTCGTATTAATTCGGAAAATAAAAATCCGAATTTATGCTGCAGGCACGTTAGGCACTAACTCACTTACTGGGCTTGGCATTGGCGCCGCTTGCGGCAGGGCTAGCTGTTGCTGGGCTGCCATCTGTTCCATCTGCTGCGCTTCGATTGCCATCTGACTTAGCTGATCAACTTCGCTAATGAAGTCCCGGAGCACTTGTAGGTTTTCTTCTGGTGCGCCGTTGGTCTTAGCAAAGGCTAGGTACTGCAGTGCCATCTCGCGGGCGAGCGGCAGATCATCGTCGGGCTCTGGGTGATAAACCCTGCCATCGTCTACCATTTCTTCGATCACTTTATGCAGCCACTCTTCGGGCGAGTTACTCAGATCCTCGGCCCTTTCCAAATCAGGGAAATCAAGTAGGCGTCTACCTGCACGCGGCGTGATAAATCCCGCTTGGATATACTCTGTGATTGTCTGCAGCTGACCAGCTGGATCACTAGGCAGGCGAGAGACTGGATAAATCTTGAGTGTGTATTCGTCATCCTCAAGGCGAATGTTTTTCCAGTCTAGTGTCTCCAGAAATTTCTTACCGGGAGCCGAGACAGGATAAGATTTTTCCCGCTCAAAAATGTCTTTAACGCAGTCGATGGCAAGCTTGGCGATCTTAATAAAATAACGTTCATAGCTATGACCGAGAGCCATAAAGCGTTCTGTCTCAATGTCATTAAACTCTCTGAGTGCTTTGCCGCTATTTAGACCAGCGGGCTTTTGTGAGTTAGCGGATAGCTGCGAGATCCCCGCCTGCTCAAATGCCTGGTTTTTGAGTGTTTGAAGGTGAGAGTAGACTTCGGGAGGGACAATCGTCGGCGTCACATACTGCGGCGGTGTCCCAGTGTAATTAATGATCACGCCGATATCATTACTTACGTGCTCTTTTACAATCTTACTTCCGTGCTCAAGGAACACTTTAAACGTCCCAGCCATGTGCATACTGCGCTGAATCACCCAAAGGATCTTATTGATTTCCAGCTGCAGATTTTGAATCTGCTCGGCTAGGCCTTGTCCCCAAAAGCCGTAAAGGCGCTGAGAGAAGTGCATAAAGGCAAACGGGAAGTCTGTTTTCTCGTATGTCTCTTTGAATAGAATCTTACGGTCGATAGCGATGACGTGCAAACCGTCCTTAGCATCCTTGGATGACGGCAAATGCCAGCTTTCTACAACAGTGATCTGGTCAGCGATATTTTGGAACGTGCCAGTTGTGTCGAGCACTGCAGCTTGTGCCTGTAGTATGTCGTCCCTATGCTCGGGATACATAGCCATAAGCACTCCGCGATCGACGTTCTTAATGCGGTGCATTTGTCGCGGGTGACCGTAAAAGCTTTCCATTTGATCGACATAAATTTCACTGGGGATCACTCGCTCAAATTTGCAACGGCCTTCGTCCTCAAACACATGGACAACACCAGTGCCAAAGACCAGCACGTCTTTTAGTACCTGAGTAGTTAGCTCGTAAATGTCGTTTTCATAGAATATTCCATCAACAAACTTATCTAGCTGCTTAGCCCTGCGCTGCACCTTCCAGCTGGCACCGGAGGTAACAAAGGCAGGCTTTGGCTTGTTCTTGGTCATCTTGCTGATGAGTGTGTCGATGCAGCTTTGGATGACGTTATAGCTAACGCGGTCCTTTAGTGTCGCCTGCGTTGACTGAATCTTAGAAAACGATAGGCCGTTAATTCCCATGATGTTGGTGTTGCCGTAAAGGCGCGCCGAGATCTGGTACTGCGTTTGGCGCTTGGCATCACTGTTGGCCAGACTTGTGCAGGTGCCGACTATCGACTGAGCCATCTCGGTGTCGCTGTCCATCAGCCACCACTTGCGGCTGGCATCGACGGGCGTAACTACCTGATCTGCATTGTTAAAACTGCGATAGTCGATAGCCATATATGATTACTCCGTTGGCGGTTTAGCGGCGATATCTTCTTCGAATCCTGATGACCAGTATAGTAGCTGGTCTTCGGTGGGCATAGCCTCATCGCCTAGCTTAGCACCTAGCGCGTTATCAAGAGTTGGAAGCACAGGCAAAAACTCTACCTCGAGGCCGTGGTACTTGAGCACGCGAATTTTAAACTTTTGCGCAAATTCTAACATCCGAACGTATTCGCTCATCGGCCTATTCATGGCTTTCCTCGATCCTTTTTTTGGCTATTTCAAAATAAATTTTTGAGATTTCAATGCCTATAAATCGTCGATTTAATTTTAGCGCAGCAACCCCAGCAGTCCCGCTCCCTAAAAAAGGATCTAAAACAATATCATTGTGATTTGACCATGATTGAATGTGGTCTAGCGCGAGTTGAAGAGGAAATTTAGCAGGATGTTTCCATGACTTCGCGTCTGATGTTGTATTGCCTACTAAGTAGGTCCAGACGTTTCCCTTAATTTTATCAAGGCTTACATTGGTGTTCTTGTTGCCAGTTCCGTATGTCTTAGAATCTTTGTAGAATTTGCGCTTTCCTGCACTTTTATCCTCTCCAGCATAAATGCACGGCACTTTAATTGGCATAAAATGCTTAGGTCTGCCCTTTGATAGAACAAACATATACTCAAATTCCTGCTCATATCTGTTGTGTGTGAGTGGTATGTAATTTTGTTTACGATAAATCATAGTGTCATGCAGATTCAGACCACAAACATCCTTGAAATATAGGGCTTGGCGAAAGCTAGTACCTGTTTCGCTACCTTTAATAGTGGCGTCCCCAACAACCCAGACAATCACACCACCGTCTTTTATTACTCTCGTTAGCTCCATGGCTATTTTTTCAAACTCAAAGGAGTAACCATTATAGTCCCGAAGGTTTTCATAGGGTGGACTAGTCACTACTAAATCAACACTGCCATTTGATATTTCGCTCATGCGCTCAAGGCAATCGCCATGCATTAGCGTGACATTATTCATAGTCGGTTAGCTCCGGCTCGGTCCACGTTGCCTGCCAGTGGGCAGGATCATCACTGTTATCGTCTAACTCTGCTTTTAGCTGCGCTTCAATCTGTGCAATTTGCTGAGCCATCCACTCGTCACTGCCAGCTTTTGGCAGCGGCTGCTCTACTACCTCGGCAATCCAGTGCAGTGATTCCCTGTAGGCATATAAGACCGCGTCGGTAATGTCTGAGTGATAGGCGTCGCTGATGACAAACTTATCACCGTTACTTTTACTTTTGTCGTATTCAACAAGCATACAGTCTTGGGCAAAGATGCCATCAGGCTTTGCCTTAAATTTGCCTGTTCTGAGCGCATCATTCAGTAACTCAATGTATTCAAACTTACGTGATTTTTCGGCTGCTTTCACAGGTAGGCCGTAGCGCCTGCGTAGTTCCTCGACAATCTTTTTACCTAGTCCACCGGCGTCAATTACGACGGCCACAGGCTTATACTGGGTGACAAGTTTATCAAGTGCCTCTGCTAGCTCGCCAATCCCCTGCTTACGTCTAGTTGATTCATGCACCAGGAAGTTAGCACTAGAGACTTGCGGAGCGCCTGGATAGCGCATTGCCTGCGCCCAGCCAATCACGGCAATGGCGTCGGCATCATCAAAGCCAAGGTCGACTCCGATCACGTAGCTGGCGTCGGGACCAAGTTGGGCCTGACTGTAACCGTTAATATCGGCTTCGTAGCGAAACACCAGGCTGTTGCTATCGGTCACCCACTTACCGAAGCACTCTCGCTGGATCTTGGCATCCTGCAGCGATACACCCATGCGCTTACAATCCCGGACAATTAACTCCATGGGATTTTTCCCTGACTTCTTTTCAAGCCAAGGGTTTTGCAGCATTGTCCAGCCGTGGTGCGACCAATTATTTGACTGAGATGACTTATAGAAAAAGCCTACGGGCACCGGTCCCGGTGTGCCGATAAGACAAAGGGTGCCGTCGTAGTCAAAGAGCGACTTAGCTAGTACGTCATCGACCAAGCTTTCGATGTAAGGTCGGAAAGCCTGGGCTTCATCGATGTAGACTTTGACGAGTGGAAACCCCCGGTACTTTTCGACCTCAG